GCAAGCGCTGTTCCGATACCCGCTTTCAAGGCCACGCCAGCGACCGAAAACCCCTTGCTGAGTGCCGCCGCGCCACCTTTACCAAGTCCCGCCAGCCCCGCACCCGACAAGCGACCCATTTTTCGGGCGGACGCTCCAACGAGTTCCGTCGCACCGGCCATCGCCCGCTTCAATGCGGTGATGTCGGCTCCAAGAGTGACGGTCAAGGCGCTCATGATCCTGCATCAGCGTCAACCGACTCACTCCACTGAATGCGAAGCAACGCAAGTTGGTCCCCAAGAGCCAGGCCGTCCGTGTTCGATTGGCTCCAGTTTGTCCGAACCCCGTTTCGCCGCAACAGGCAGTGTTGGTATTGCGCCAGTCTCGCAAGCGGCATGAACAGGATCCGCTCCTCGGACCAACCGGTTTCGGCAGCCACGGCGAACACCTGGGCGGCTAGGAAACCGGGTTCGTCGCAGGGATGGGCTTTTTTCCGCCGATGTCCCCCATGGTTTCGACCTGGGCCGCCTCCAAATCCCGGCTTTGTTCCAACAGGCGCTTGAACGCGGTTTGGAAATCGGCCGGGGTGAGGTTGCCGCAGAAGATCAAAGCGGCTTCGCGGAAAGTCTGGTCGTTGAACGACGCCCGCACCACCTCAGGCCACGGGGCGCAATGGGCGAAAACAAATCCCATGATCGAGGATGTATATTCGGGAGTTCCGTCAGCGGGCATTTCCCCCTTCACAAGCGGGTTGCCGGTGCGGAGCAGCACGTCGTAGCTGGCCAGATTGAGCGGACGCATGGCGTGGCCGCCGACGATGGTTTCCGCTTCGTGGAAGGCGGTTGATAGAAGATTCTGGCGTTCGGTGTCGTTCATGGAATTCAGATTTTTCTAGGGGGCTAGACGTTTTTCTCAGAGGTGGCGGAGGAACAGGTCTTCAGTGGCAGGCGAGGCATCGAGCGGGATGAAAGCGATTTTCCCCCGGCGCTTCACGCAGGCGAGCGGCACGTCCTGCTTCACCTTGTCCACCAGTCGCTGGCGGTTCATGAGCGCGGCTTTGATGTAGGCGAACGGATGCTCCGGGTTGGCAAGGTGCCAGGCTTCGTCGTTCCATGCCTCGATGAGTTCCTTGGTCTGGAACTGGTTGTCGGCGCTCTGGGGTTCGAAGAACCAAACGGTGCGCTCGCCACGGATGCCATCGCCGACGACGCGGACAAACGGTTTCTCGGCAAGCGGGATGCCCACGGCCGTCAATGCGGCGGCAAGGCAGGTGTTGCTGGTGGCGGTGGATGAAATGTGGGTGATGGCGTTCATATCGGTATCTCAGGTTGGAAAGGGTTGGTTCACGCCCCACCACCACCGGAAACAACCAGCGGGTAGTTGGTAGCGGTGATGTCGATCTTCTCGAAGTCCTCGTTGTTGAGGGAGCGGCTGATCTGTTTGATGATCGTGGTGCCACCGCTCGCCTGCATGTGGGCGGGGACTGCGTTGGTGAGGGCGAGGGCCGCACCGATCTTGCCAGCGAACGGGCCGGTTTTCTTCACCAGTCCGGAGAGCTTGATCTCGGCCTTCTCCTGATAGAGCGCGAGACCGATGATTTCGCCGCCCTTATCCAGAACAACTTTCTCCTGGTTGGAGTAGTCGAAGGAAAGGTCGGTGATGATGATGCCAGCTTCGTCCTGGGGGATGCCCCAGTTGCCAGTCGTGCCAAGGAATGTCGCGGCCATTTGACCGCGTTCTGCGTGTCAACCGGATCAGACTGCGGAGACGACGGCCTCGTAGGAGAGCACGGTTTCACGGCCGCGGGACTCGTCGGGCGTGGTGGTGCTTTCGCGTTCGATCAGGTCATGGAGCACGAAGGATTCTGAATCGAGGTCGGACTGGATCGCCGCCTTGCCGCGCAGCAGTGTGACGAGCTTGCCCGACCACTCGGCGTGGTCGTCGGCTGGCGTGTCGTCCACTTGGGAAAACAGATGCACGTCGAGTTTCAGCCGGGCGGTATGCGGCATGCCGGGTATCGGCTTGGATTCCGCCGGGTTGATCACGACACATGGACGTGTGCGGATTTCATCACGGCGGGCGACGTGAACTGGGATGGACTCAGGGAATCCCTCGGGACGGTGGCTGTCGATCCACTCCGCAAGAAGTGACGAAAGACGATCTTCGATAAGGTTGGGCATCTTGCTTGGAATCGGTCGTCAACCGGAACGGCGGCGAAGTGACCGGTTCGCGTTGTCGTTGATCTTGCGCAGCGATGTGGCCAGCGCCTTGCGCAGGCGACCTTGCGCCACTTGAAGTGCGAGCTGGATGCCCTTGTAGGTTGTTACGTCGTCGATGTAGTCGAGCTTGTTGACCAGCGTGACGGCAGGGCTGTCGCCGGTTTTAATCGTGGCCGATCCGGGAGCCTGCTTGTGCCGGGTGGCCCATTGGACGGCTCCACGAATCCGCCCGCCAATGGACTTGCCCGCGTTGATCCACGATCCCTTGGCGAAGCCAACCCGCTTCTGGATGCGGGCGATGTAAGTGTCGCGAGCCTTCGCGCTTGTGACGATCTGCTTTGGCTTGGCCGCGCCAAGCTGTCCCCACTTGTGGAGTTTCGGATCGAGGCGGCCGACCGACAGATCCTTCCAGCCGGAACTTGTCTGACGCAGGTTGTTTTCGGCTCGTGTAAATCTCCGGTTCTGGATGTTAGCCCAGAAGCGGTCAGCGGCGGCCGGGTTCGACTTGCGGATTTCCTCGAAGGCGTCCGATGGCAGTGCAAACACGCCGCCGATGTCCTTGGCCACTGCGTCCTCTCCGGTCTTCTTCGCTTTCGCGGAAAATCCGAATGGGCGGGTGTTGCGTGCGAGTTCCACCGCCAGGCCACGCGCTTCCTGTTTCACCAAGGACAGAAGAGTCCGTCCTACTTTTTCCGGGTAGCGGCGCAGCAGGCGTGCGACGTCGGATGCTCCCTTGAGCTTGGCGGTAAAGCGAACGGCATCACTCATCGGTGGAGGTCAGGCTGAGGGTGAGGACAGGCGAGCGTGGATGGTTGCCCACCTTGGCGATCCGGTATTCGGTGCCGTCCACTTCGATGCGTTCGCCGAACTTCGGCAGGGCTCCCGGAAATGCGAGCTTCGGCACTCTGAGGCTCAGATCCGGCGACTCGACGAATCCGCCCATGTCGATCTGCTGGTCGTTGCGCACGCGGCTGACGAGCACGAGCAAATGGACGCCCTTCCAACGCGCCTGGACACCATGCTCGGTGAGAAGCTGATTGAGGTCGGCGAGGATTTCCGATTCGAGACTCATGCCCGTGGGATGCTGTCAAAAATGCAACACCCCCTCCAGTTTCCCGGAGAGGGCGTCCCATGAACCCCAATATACCAAAGTATTACACCGGGCGGGTAATGCGCTCCAACATCGGCTTGTTGCCTGGAGCGAAGCCATACATCAGGGTGAAGCTGACTTCCTGCTTGCCGAGGCGGCCGTCGTAACGGTCGCGAACCTGCATCGAAAGACCGGTGCGCGGGTCGGTGACGACGCGGATCACGGTGTCGCCGGTGTTGGCTGGCACGTCCGGCACGCGGGCGGCCATGATGAGGGACTCGCGGATGCCGGCGAAACCGACCAGGCGTTCGGCGTTCTCGGGCAGAGCCGAGTATTCGATCACGGCGAACCCGTTCACGTCGGGCAGCATTCCGGAAACCACGACGTTGCCCGCCTGCGGGGTGATGTAGGCCTTGTAGAGAGCCTCGTCCTTTTGCAGCGAGTTGTAGTAGTCCGAGTTGACGAACATGAAGCGTCCCATGTCGGGAATGAAGCGCTTGTTGAGCTTGGTGCCGATGTCCACCACGTCGTCTCGGCCGAAATCCACGGCGGCCACTTCGGACTTGTTGTTGAAGTTGGCGTTCACGATGAGCGCCATGAGGTCATCGCTGACTTTTCGGCCAAGCGCATACGCCACCTTGTCTGCATAGCGCTGGTTGAGGTCGATCTCGCTGGTGGAGCGTTCGACGTCGGTGATCGCGTAGCCAGCGTATGCGTGCTTGTCGATCTTCACCGTGACATCGACCTGCGCCTGGTCGTCGGGGACGTAGCCGGTGGCGGGATCGAATTCATGCGCGACGGTGGGCGTCACGATGTGAGTGACGATGTCCTGATTGAACTTCACGCTCGCGGACGAGAAGTCCGTGGCAATGCGGCTCAGGATCGGGAACTTCGCGAGCAGGGTGGTGAGCGCCGTTTGGGCGATCAGCGGAGAATTGACGGTGGCGTTGCTGTTGGACATGGCGGATTAGCGGTTGAAGTGGGTGGAGAGGTGTTGGTGATAGAAGGCGGCGGCTTCTTCGGGCTTGTTGGCGTCCACGAGCCGCGTGTATTCGGCGACGAGGTCTTGAAGCGAAGTGGCTTGGGTGACGGTCTCCTGGTTATCCCCGGCAGGAGTGACACGGGCGGGCATCGTGGTGCCGGTGGAGGCGACGACACGGGCGACCTCGGTCTGAACCTTCCGGTCGAAGTCGGCTTGCGATGCTTGGAGTTCGGTGACTCGGGTTTGCAATGCAGTGACCTGTCCGTTCGCCGCATCACGTTCGCCGGTGAGCGTGTCGAGTTGAGCCGAGAGGGTTTCGACCTCGCCGCGCAGGGAGGTGACGGCGGCTGACTCCTCACTGAGAAGGTCGGCCTGGGCTTGGTGGTCCCGCTGGAGATTGGCGAAATCGGTGCGGGCCTGGGCGAGTTCGTCTTCGATGGTGGTGTCCATTGCCCGTGATCCGGTGTCAACCGACGCGTAATAGACCCGCAGGCGGCGCATCGCTTCGGCGCGATCCGTCACCATTCCCGCGAGGTTGTGGCGCTGTGCCTGCTTGCCACTGAAGGTCTGGCCTTCCATGGCTTCGGCGGAGATCGCACGTTTCTTTGCCAGCACCGCCGCATGGAAGTCGCGGGCGATTTCCGCGAGATTGGAGGAAATGAGTTCGCGCTGGTCGTCGGTGAGCGGCGTGCCGGGTGCGCCCATCGCCTTGTATTTGCCGACGGAGAAGACCTCGACCTTGATGCCCGCCTTATCGAGGGCGGCGGAATTATCGACAACCGCTTGCACCACGCCGATGGAGCCGACCTGTGCGGAGGGCGTGGCGTAGATGGCGCGGGCTTGGCTTGCCACCCAATAGGCAGCGGAGCACATGAGGCCCGACGAGAAAGCATAGACCGGCTTCTTCTTGTCGAGGGCAGCGACGGCATTCGCCAGTTCCGGCGTGCCGGCCACCGTTCCACCAGGCGAGTCGATGTTGAGGAACACCGCCTTGATGTCGTCGCGTCCCGCGGCCTCGCGAATCGCATCGCCGATGTCTTCGGAACTGGTGGCACCGAAAAAGATGCGGGCGAACAAATCGGGTTTGCGAAGAATCGGCCCCTCGATGGCAATCACTCCGACGCCGTCCTCGACGGCAAGCAGAGGATTTTCGGACGCCTGCTTGGGAAGCATCCCGCCGCGATCCACCAGTCCCCGCAGGGACGAAGCCATGGATTGCAGCGCTTCAGGCTGGATCAGCCACTCGCGATGTTGAATTACCGGACTCACGCCCGGATGGCTGTGTCAACGCAGCGCCGGAGGGTTTCCACAGCATCTCGACGGGCACGCCGTGTTTCTCCGCGGTTTCGAGGATGAGCTTCGCGTCACTGGCACGCCGTTCGATCTCCTCACCGAAGTCGGCACCGAGTTCCTGAAAGTGATCTGATAGCGTCTTGAGTCCCATCTCCACGTCGGCGCGGTTCTGTTGGGCTTCACGTCCGGCATCCACCGTGACCCGCTTGGGTGGCACGGTGCAGATTTTCCACCAACCTTCGGTGGGCGAGAGAATGCCACGCTCAATCGCATCGCCGATGACGTACGTCCACACGGGTCGGATCAGGCGGCGTTCGAGAATCATCTGCCGGAATGAGAACCGCCGATCCGCCTTGGCGACGACCAAGCGCACACCCGCACCGCCGACCTTGCTCGAATCCGCCGCGAACTCGAAGGGGATCATGCCGAGGGCGGAATCACGCCGCAGGTGTTCGAGGAATCCGGTGAAGGTTGGCGACGGGCGATTGCTCTGGAAACTGTCGAGCGATTCGTCGGGTTTCAGCGCCACAAGTTTGCCGCCGACGATTTTCTGGAGTGAAACGGGGTCGCTGGGTTCTCCACTGCCAGGCGCGCCGCCGACCACGAAGTCGCCGTTGTCGTCGATCTCGCCACGAGCGGTTTTCAGGATGCGGGACACGTCGGCATTGTCCTTCACCGCGTGCTTCTCCAGAGCCAGCAATTCCATTTCGTCGAGAACGTGGTTGATGGAATGCTGGATCGTCGGGTGGGAGCGCACGCCGCCCGCCCATTCCGGTTCGTGGATGTGCAGGATGGCCTCGGCCGGGAGATCGCGCCCTTTGCCATGGTCTTCCAGCACTCGGTAGAAGATCGGTGCGCCCCACGCGTCGAGACCAACGCCGTCGATGGTATCCCTCGATCCGAACTCATCACCGATGCGGTGCGATTCGATCAACTGGA